GAGGTTTTTTACTTTTTAATTTTATGTAATTTATTTTGCAAGTCACGCGTAAAGAAATTGCGACACACCGCAAAAACGCAAATGCCACTTACGATTTGACAGCCAAAATCAAGGTTTTTTAATCAAGCCATACCTGGTATTGAGCCGTTGTTCTGCCCTTAATTGGATCTACAAAGTGCAAACGCTGTGACGGTCTGCCACTAGCGGCCATTGAGTCACGGGCATAACGGTTATCTGACTCTGTTGAGCCTGTCCAATAAATGTTGTAGTGCTTTTGAATTGGCTCTTGTGCATGTCGGTGATAGTGACCTAGAAAAATGTCGTGGAAATCGTAATCGTGTGCGCCAGCCTTCCAACGGTTAGCGCCTGCAATCCATGCCGCAGGGCTTGCAAATCCTGAGCGGCCTAATTCATCACCGTGCATAAGCAGGGCGCGGTAGTTTCCAATCTCAACTTCTTGAATGTCCTCTGGGCAATCTTCCCAAATTAAACGGGTTTCTCCTGCAAGGATCTGACGGCTCATTTCATAAACCATTCTGTCCACATTGTCAGATTTTGGAACTTCTGCGCGCTTGCCACCAATGCGCCCATGATTTCCCCACTCTGCAATCACTGTAACCTTTTCAAAATTGGCTAACATCTCGCGCACAAAATCCACGCAAAGCCTTGAAACCGTTGTGAACTGGCCAAACAATGAAGCGTCTATTTGCCATAACTGCGCAGGATAATTGAACAAACCTTCAACCATGTCACCGCCAAACATCACCACACATTCATTTACAGGGTGATGGTGGCGTTGTAGATCAGTTAAATGCACAACCTTTTCAGAAAATTGCATAACCCGATTACGCATGATTTCACTGTTGTAACTGGTTGTAACTTTTGCGCCTTGCCAATCCGTTGAATGGATCAATGCCACTTCAGCATTAATTTTGCGCTTATCTTTTTGTGGCGCAGAAACAGGTGGCACTTTGCCCAATGAAATCATTGCGTCATAAGCGCCACGGTGAGTTGCCTCAACCAAATCTTCACTGCGCTCTTTGGATTGCTTGAGTTGTTTTTGTAATCGCAAAATAACCTGGCGTAGTTCTTTTACATCTTGTGACTCAATGCCTTCAGGCATGTCCTGTAATCTTTTTTCAAGGCTCATTTGTAAACACAATCTCCTTGCCGTGGTGTGTGTAGCCTTCTTTGTCTATCCAACTATCTTCATGTTCTAAGTTGGCTGTAATCCGTACTGACTTTGCCGCATCAAACATCAACGCAACAATGGCGGGATCAATGTCCTCTATGTCTAAGAGAGCGCCCCACATACGGCCTATGGCTGTAAAGTTTTTGCGAGCGCTCCCGTATTCATGTTGGCGGTCATCAAGAACTTCATCTACGCTTTTGGACACCTGCAAGTTCCACTTCTATGTAGTCTGATTGTGTCTGAACTGCATTTGTGACCGTCTGCCCGCAAAGCCTGCACAATTAAATTAACAGGGTAATTATTTTCCCATGCTTTATTTAAAGTTTTTTGATCTTCTACTGGCAAATTTTCATACATAATTTGATAAGCGCAAACGCCACCTTCACGCCTAATAGTTCTTTTACTAATAATTTCTTCAAACGCTTTATCTAATGCCATGTGTTGCCTCCTTGCGCAAAGCGTACCGCAAAGTAAAAAGCCCCGCGTTAGCAGGGCCGTTTACTTAATCCGTTTACTTTTTTGAAGTGGTTTTCTTTTTGCTTGCCTTTGCCAATTTATCAATTTCTGCAATTGCTAGATCTGCTACTAGGCCAAATGCAGGATCACTTTTATCAATGCCGCGGATAGCAGGGCCAACAACTGCCGCCGCTGTAGCAAATGCAAGCGCCTTAATGTCAGTTACCCCTGCCGCATAAAGCGCAACAGCGGTTACTGCAAAGTGACGGATTGCTGATTTCAACATGTCTAGGTGCTTCTTTTCCATTTTTACTCCTTTGGGCGGGCTACCGCCATGATTGTTTTGTAGTCACGCTTCTTGAGGTAAAAACCATCACCGTTTGACTGGCTTCCAGCCTTACCTGAAGATGTATTGCCCTCAAACACCTGTAGGTATTTAAGTGTTTTGTGGTGGAACTTAACAATGCCCACATGATCAGGTTGAGCATCTTCATCAAATTGAAAAAAAACAAGATCTCCGCGTTGGGCCTGACCGATAGGCACAAGTTGATTGTTCTTTGTTAGGTATTTTAGCCAGGCATCACAAGAAGCAAAACCTTTATTTGTATTGGCTACCGTTCCAATCATGCCAGCATCAAAATACATCTTTGATGCAGACATTGCGCACCAGGGTTGATTGTTAAGGCCAAACCATTTACCAAATGTGGTGTCATTGTTTGTGCCTTCTGTGTAATTAATTGATGCTTCACAAAGTTCTATAACTTTATTTAGGCTCATCTTCTTTTCCTTCCTGTGGCTTTGGTTTAGATTTTAGTCCATTAGCCGACAAAATGCCCGATAGCGTACCTGTAAGGAATACGCACAAGGTAGAAACAAGATCAATAAAAGCGGCATCATTAGGGGCTTGTGACATAGGTTGAGTTACAAAAACCAACGCATACAACATGGCAAATACTGAACCAGCAAAAACCAAAGCAAGCATAATTCCTATGGTAACAATTAGGCGGGCATGTAATTCTTCAGGTGTGTATTTGCGTCTAGCCATTCTGAGTCTCCAAATTAGGTAATAGATCTTTTGTACATTGACCCACCGCCTCACATTGCGGAGGATTACATTCTGCCTTTTCCCAATTTACAAATTCCTGGCAAGGGTAGCGTGTGTAGCCTTGATACCCGCACCCTGTAAGGCTAAGAACGATTAAGAAGCAAGCGGTAAATTTCATCAACGCGGCTCTCCAAACGCTTGATTGTGTCACCCTGCCTATTTTGTTCATCACGCAAAGAACTGCCGCCATTGGGTTTAAGTTCATTTAAGTAATGTTTAACTAGCCATCTAACCGCCGCTACAAAACCACCTAAAATAGTGCTGATGCTAACGGCTAATGCGGCCCAGTCTAATGCGTTCATGGGAAAAAAGTATAACTGTTATGTCCAGTTAATGACGCGAATAGTGCCAGCGCTATCAACTATTTTGGCTTGATTAGTTGTAATGTTTAACCAGGCATCACCAATGCGCGGGTATGTTGGATCTGAAGTTACATTAGGAAATGTAAAGCGTGTAGCCGTTTCTAATTTGTTTAAGCGGTTGTTAATGTCTGCAAACATTCTGTGTAAATCTAAAGGTTGATTGATGTATGCCATTACGCTTCTCCTGCCCCTTGTGCAAGAGTCAATGTTACGCGTTCAGGGCCATCTTCTCCTGGTTGAACCGTAAGCCCAACAATGCGGTAAATTTCATCAAGAGTATTGGGAAAACGGCTATCTGTAATAATTATGCGCGTGTCATCACCTAGCGCGTAAGTACCAAATACAGGATCAACATAAGCAGGTACAACAACTTTAAGCACCGTTGGCGGATAAGAAGTTGCAAGTGATTGAGCGTTGGCTAATTCTTGCAAAACTGTTTGATCTGTAATGTCTGAATAGTTAGCCGTTGTTTCCAACAATGCCCAACCCGCTACAAGTTTTGTAGTGTCCTGTCCTGTTGCAATTTGTTTACCTTCATTAGATCCAGCGCCTAATGAGTAAACAGTATTGGCTACAACTGAACCATCTTCAGGGTACTCATACTCAACCATGTTGCCCGCAGGAAAAGTAAATACAGGAACATCAGGATCACCAAATGTGTATGCAACCCCACTACGCGGGTAGTAGGTATTGAAATTTTTAACAGGCAAACCCGTAATAGCGTCATAACCAACATCAATAGAAAAATCAAAACCGTCACCCTGGCGGCTAAGATCTTGCACCGCTTGATAAACATTTTTAAATTCATAATTGTAATAAGTGCGGCTTACTAAAACGCCTGATGTAGTTTGTCCTGCGCTGTTATAGCCAACGCCAATGTCACCATAGGTTGCGTTTTGAGCATCTTCTATAAGAGTTTTGGCAATTACCAATTGATCAATGTTTGTAAATTGGACATCTTGAGTAACACGCCTGTGATCAAAATAAGAGATCCATTCTTGAGCGCTGAAAGAAAGAGTTTGTGAAGCGCTGTTGTATGAGCGCCCCCAAATAACTCCACCCCATACCAAAATGCCATCTCTATCTACATACAGCCCGCAGTAAGCAGGAATAGTTGAAAGTTCAACATTGTACTTATCCGCGTTTACGCCTGAAAGAAGCAATTGACCTTGAAAAGTTCCAGGCTGATTAAGTTGTTGGGTAAAGCCAACGCCCGTTAAAGGAAGTTCTCCAATAATGGTGTTGCTTAATAGATCAACAAACAAATAGCGGTATGTGGTAGTCATAACATCATTTTACAGAGTTTATTATTGCCTTTGTGCCTTGCCATGTGACCACACCTTCACAGTAAATGTAGTGAAGTTTACCAAGAAATGTCTTGCAGGGAATGTTGATCTCTACCGCAGAAGCCTGATCTTGCGTAATTAGTTTTGTGCGGTCAGCGCTTGTCACGGTCACAGCCCAGGGGCTTTCTTTGACTCTACTGTAGTGAATGTAAATGTGTGCCATCAAATAATTGAAGCAGGATCATCATTTATTTCTTCTGCGTTCCAAGTTAAAGTTTCTTCATTCCAACTCCAAGAGAACTCTCCTGCAACATGATCTGGAATAGGCGTTGGCGCTTGCCAATCGTAATTCAAATCTAGCAACCAAGACGGGAAAGGTTGTGGTGCAATAAACACATCTGCTACTGGGTTATAGGTAAAACCAATCCCTGCGTAATTTTTGCGAATGTTCCCATTGTAAGAAGTCTGTACCCAAGTACCACCATAGTGAGCAAAGCAAAAATCAATACCCTTTTGCTCAGACTCATTACCGTTTTCATTAAGCAATTCATTGTTATGAACAACAATTACATTAATAACTACATTGTTCTCATCTAGTTCTGCAAAGTGTGCCATTAGAAAGTTATGCTCCCGCTTCCTGTCCATTGGTAAATTCTGTATCCACCTGATGTTGTGATTGTTGGCGATCCTGTTGTTGATGTTGCTAAAGGGAAACTGTCAGCGTAGCGAATACAGACAAATCCTGAACCGCCGTTACCACCTGTACCCGCTGTGCCGCCGCTATTAGCACCACCGCCACCGCCGCCCGAACCTGTGTTTGCCGTAGCGTTGCCGCCAGTTCTTGTTGGATTACCATCACCACTTCCACCGTCACCGCCGCCTGCCGTTCCAGTTCCAATACGAGCAGCAATGTCACCACCGCCACCACCACCGCC